GGCTATAGCGGGAACCCACACGGCCGCCCCAAAGGCTCCATCTCCTTCCGCACGCGCTTCCGCCGCACAGTTAGGGAGAACCCTGACATCATGGAGGACTTGCTGCGTCGGACGATCATGGACGGGTCACTGGACGCGAAGGTGGCGTTGCAGTTGGCGCAGTGGCATGACGGCGACAATCCTGATGCGTTTGACAAGGAGCAGGAGCTGGCTTCGATGGAGGCGAGCCGTTCGCCTGAGGACGTGCTGGGTGCTTGCCTGGCTGCGCTGAGGACGGCGGGCTTGCATGAGGTGGCTGACCGTTTGCAGACTGGCTTCGATGGTGGGGCGGAGTGATGGTTTGCAGCGGAGTCTGGACGCGGTGACGCGTCTGGAGTCTGAGTGTTGGAAGCTGCTGGAGTTCATGTCTCAGTCGGACCCTGACTCAGACGAGTACTTGATCCTGTGGGGGCAGCATCAGGCGTACTTGGAGGTGCTGCATGAGTTGGAGGGTGTGCAGCAGAAGCGTTTGGTTGCGGAGCGGAAGGATTGGACCCTGTAGCGGTACAGGGGGTCCCCCTGGAGCTGCGGGGTCCGATGAGGGACTTGCGGTGGCTTCCGTTTCACCGTGTCGGGGGGGACCCCGTCCGTGCGATTTTGCTGGATAGCAGTGCGGGCACTGGCAAGAGCGTGGGGACGGGTGCGACGTTGGTTCGCTGGTGCCTCGATTACCCGGGTAGCAGATTCCTTGTGGCGCGCCAGACGCTCCGGAGTCTCCGTGAGTCGTGGCAGACGACGTTTGAGGAGCAGGTTCTCCCGGCGTACGGACTGAGCCCTGGGAAGGGCAGCAAGATGCACCGTCAGGGTTACAAGATCGGTGCGAGCGAGATTGTGCTGGGTGGTCTTGACGACCCTCAGAAGCACTACTCGACGGAGTGGAACGCGGTCTTGCTGGTTGAGGGGACCCAGATCAGCGAGGATACCTTCGAGCGTTTCTTCCGAGCCCTGCGCTGGCCGAAGGGTGCCCCGTTCCACTCGATGATCGTGGAGTGCAACCCGGAGAGCCCGTTCCACTGGCTGCACCAGAAGTTCATCGCCCAGCCCCAGCCGGGGTTCCTGCGCCGTCAAGCGACGTACAGGGACAACCCGGCGTACTGGGATGTGGAGGAGGACGACTGGACTGAGCGGGGCTTGGAGTTCTCCGAGAACCTGAAGGCGGGTACCAGCGGGACCCTGTACCGGCGGCTGTTCCTCGGTGAGTGGTGCATGGTCGAGGGTCAGGTCTTCGACTGCTGGGAGCCTGAGAAGTATGTGGTCCCGGGGCACTGCGAGAAGCGGGACGACGGCCACTGGTGGGTGTTCCCGGATGACGGGGACCCCGTGCGTCTCAACTGGCTGGCTGCGGGCCAGGACTGGGGTTACACGTCACCGGGCGTGGTGAGTGTCTGGGGGTTCGACGACTGGGACCGTGCTTGGCTGGTGGAGGAGGTCTACCGGACGAAGCAGGACGACGGCTGGTGGACGGACACGATCGCGGAGCTGCACGCGAAGTGGGGCTTCTGGCGTGTGGTGACGGACCCGGAACATGCGTCTGGTATTGCGATGGTGAACCGTCGCCTGCGGGCGGAGGATGGGCGCCCGTTGCTGACGACTGCGGACAAGCGGACGTTGCAGGCCGGGCGGACGAAGTACTCGATGGTGATGCACGCCCACACGGAGATGTCCCAGGGGCGGCTACTGTTCTTGGAGGGGGCGCGTCAGCATGACCGCGACGAGTTCCTCAAGAGCAAACCGGCCTGCACGGTGGAGGAGTTCCCGGGGTACATGTGGGCTCCGCCCCGGGAGAGCCGCCGCTACGAGATGGTGGGTGGCGAGGGCCCCAGCCTGGACGTGCCCATCAAAGTGAACGACCACGGCATCGACGCGATGCTGTACCTGCTGTGGGCGGTTTATCAGAAGGATCTAACTCCTCCGACCGCTACAGTTTACGAGCCCCGGCGTCCTGAGCATATTCTGACGAGGGACCCGGAGTACATGCGACTGATACGAGCCCGGGAGGGATGACATGCTGAAGGACGATGAGAAGTCCCTGTACGGGGAGATCAAAGCGGCTGAGGAGGAGCGGGACCAACACCTGCGCCACTTCAAGAAGATGGTGCAGCGGAGCCACGGCAAGGCATACAAAGCGCCGGGGTCGCTCTCGCATGGATCGACGCTGGAGAACCACTACCACGAGTACGTGAGTCTCATGCTGCCGCGTCTGGTGCTGAACAACCCGAAGGTGCGGGTGACGAGCCGGGACGACTCAGCGATGGCGTCGATGGGAGAGATCCCTGACACGGAGGCCCTGAGCCACGCGATGAACCGCTGGGTGAAGGACTGCTCGTTTGACCGCCTGATGACGGACTACGCGACGGACGGGTTCTTCGCCCACGGCGTGGCGTATGTGTATCAGGAGCCGTACCCGGGCTATGTGCCCGAGTCGGCCCGCGAGGGCCTGGCGGAGGAGGAGGATGTCATGCGTCCGCGCGTGATGATCCTGGATCCGACGACGGTGTTCTGGGACCCGCTTGCTACTCGTCGGGACGCGATCCGTTACTACGGCCACTGCTACACGCGGGACCGCGAGGATCTGCTTGAGGAGGCGCGGAAGGACCCCGACCTGGGTTGGCGCCCCGAGGCTATCGAGGCCGCGTCAGCGGCCAGCTACGACGACGGCCACTTGGAGTATGTGGACCGCGACGAGCTGCGGATCTACGAGATCTGGATCCCTGAGCAGGTTGCTGATGATGAGGTCAGCGAGCGCGAGGGTTTCAACGGGACCCTGTACACGCTGGGTGCCCAGTCGCACAAGGACGGTACGACGGACGGCATCTTCCTGCGTGACCCGCAGCCGTGGTTCGGGCCCCGCGAGGGGCCGTATGTGATCTGGGGCGTCTACCCGGTGCCGAACGATACCTACTGGCTGTCGCCGCTGGCGGCGGTCGAGGACCAGATCCAGAGCCTCAACGACTTCACCAATGCGTTCATCGAGGGTGCGCGCAAAGCGAAGAAGGGCGTGGCTGTGAACGCGGCGGAGCCGGAGGTCGCGGACTCGATCAAGAACTTCGAGGACCAGGGCGTCTTCATGCTCCAGACGGGCAACCTCTCGATGCGGGAGGCGGTGGTCCCGTTCGAGGTGGGGGGACCCCACTCGGAGCTGATGCTCTACATGCAGGCGGAGCGTTCGCGGCTAGAGCGCGTGAGCGGCATCACGGATGTCCACCGAGGAAACGTCAGTGGCGCGGGGACCGCGACCGAGATCAGCATCGCGGACAGCGCGAGCAACATCCGGACGGAGTTCGTGCGTCGGCAGTTCTACCGTGGCGTGACGGACATCCTGGCGCGGGTCGCGTGGTACATGCGCGAGGACCAGCGGAGCCGCTACCCCGTCACCGAGGAGGTGGCGCGGATGCTTGGGCAGTCCGCTGGGAGCGTCTGGTACATGCCTCCTGCGGACGATGTGCCCTTCGAGGCGTATGAGTTCGAGATCGAGGCGTTCAGCATGGAGCGGGCCAACGAGGGCCTCTACCAGCGCCGCGTGATGGAGTTCATGCAGATGTATGTGCAGCTCGCCGGGGTGGGCCTCCAGGCCCCCACGCTGGCCCCGGTCATCGATAAGATGCTCCGCAAGGCCGCCAACGCTCTCAACATCGACGACATGGGCGTCATGATCACCGAGCAGGCGCTGATCCAAGCGCAGGAGCGGGCGATGCAGATGCAGATGCAGCAGGCTCTACAGACCCAAGCGCCAGCGCCCGCGAACGCGGGTCAGGCCAACCCGCTGGCCGGTCGGATGGCTGGCAACGCACAGAACCAAGGCAACATCATGGGAGGCATCTGATGCCGCTGTACGAGTACATTGACGAAGCTAACGACGAGATTGTCGAGATCTTTCTCCACCACGATGAGGCTGACGATATCGGCGCGATTCGCAACCACGATGGTCGCCGCCTTCGTCGGATTCTTTCGCAAATTGTTAGCAAGGTCGATAACGGCTTTGTTTCGCGTCAGGTCCATCGTTGGCACCCTGATGTGAAGAATCACACGAAGGAAGGCTGGGCGGCCTTCAACAACAAGAGGGAGGCTAGGGAGTTCATTGCGCGCAACAACTCGAAGGAGGGCGCGTCTACGGACTGGTCCTTGGACAACTGATTTGAGACAATCCGACCATGGCGATTGAGTATCGAGGGGAGCGTTTCTCCGGGTACAACAAGCCCAAGCGCACTCCTGGGCACAAGACCAAGTCGCACGCGGTCTTGGCTAAGGAGGGCGAAACTGTGCGCCTAGTCCGGTTCGGGCAGCAGGGCGTGCGTGGCGCAGGTAAGGCGCCCAAGAC